CAAAAGTTTCATTGGTCCAAGTAATCAATTCTGCAACTCCGGGTTTTGATTTTGGTTTCTCAATTCTTTTTTTTCTTGGTTCTTCATCTTTTTTAAATAACGGTCTTCCTGCTGACGGGTCTGCATCATTAATTTTTTCTAAATTGTTAGAATTTACCTCATCATTTTCCATGTCTTGTGGTTTTGGTGGAGGATGAAAAGGACCAGCTTTTTCAGGTAATGTCTCTGAATCTCTTGCTTTATCTTCTCTTCTAAGTCTCATTTTTTCGACAGAAGGAACTTCCTTAAATCTTTCAAGTACTGTTTCATGAGAAATGATATCTCTATCGGCTAATTGTATCAACAAGTTTTTCTCTGAAGACTCGTCGGAAAGACTCATCTGATCGTACATGATATGTGGAGATTTTCTAAAGCCCATAGCTTTTCTAACAATCTCACACTCTTTCTCCCAGAAAGCAGTAAGCTGATCCCTACCATACTGTAATCTTTCAACTAGCGTTTTTAAGGATATAAAGTTATTTGTAAACCCGCCGCCGTTTCCAGCAATCCCAGTAAGAGTTGGAGGAACACCTAGACCTGCATAAATACTATTGAGTACAGAATTATATTTTTCAGATCCTAAGAACTTATAAACCTGACTGTTAGATTCAGTGTAAGTTAATTCTGGACCCCAAACAAGCTCCATAGTTCCCCCGCCAACGTTACTGTGAAGGATATCTCTTAATTTATTTATAGCCGCTTTGTTTGGTAATATTTTGTGATCTAAATTACCAAGAGTCCAAAGTCTAATATTAGAAATCGCCCCATCAAGAGCAGATAAATCAGCAAGCCTCATCTTCTCAAGCATTATTACGTCGTCAAGAATAGCGTAGATAAGAGGGTTTGCCCAATTGCTCCAGTCGTCTTTCTTGTAATAAAACATAGAAAGTCTTTCTGGATCTAATGTAATTTTCCTCTCGCCGTTTTTTATCCTTTGTTTTATATCTACAGGCAATGTATCTAATAGATGTGCGGGTATTGCTCCATCTTTAAAGTTATCCAAGAAGCTGGATGGTGATATTTGAAAGTTCTTAGTACCCAAGAAAAGATTTATATTACTATCTTTTACCTCTAAAGATACTGGATTAAAAAAATTATACCTCCAAGGTATTTGATTTTTTTCAAAATTAGGAACCTCAACAGTTATGTCTTGTCCAATTGACTTTACATATTTTACTACCTCTGGCGTAAGATTTGCATAACTCCTGTAAACAGGAACCTGACCAGCCCTATATAAAAGATTTAAAAATCTTTCTGATCTTTCTTTTCCGTTACACTTCTTAAACCACTGTTGATAAAACTTTTCCACACTTTTATTTTCGTGAACTATATTTATTCCTTGACAGCCAAAATCACCCATTAAATCAATAACATTTCTAATTATACCTACTTTTTCGTAAGCATCCATGCACATTTTAATCGCACGTTTTTGCCTATAGGGTACACGCTCATCTGGTCTAAAGGCATAATAATCAGAAGACCTGAACCCCGGCCTAACTGTTTTATTTGGTTCAATATCTTTAAAATCTCTATAATGATTTCCCTTTGTTACTCCTGCATAACTATCACCAGCTTCCGAAAATTGTTGAAATGCCATCGCTTTACTTGAAGCGTCAGAGTCGTTCCAAGTTATTAGAGATTTTTCGTTGTGCATTTTTAACCTTGTATGTAATTAGATTCAATCGGATTGTTATCTTATTATACACAATTTAGTAAATATCTTTCATGTTATCTGTAAACCAATTAGGACCAGAAAACATATTTTCTTTACTCTTTTGTTTTGAATCTTTAACTAAAGTAGACGCAAAGCCTCCGAAAAATTTATATTCTTCAGGCGTTGGGGTTCTGGCAATTTTTCTAGCCGCCATGTTAGCCATGATTAGAGACGAGTATCTATCTTTTCTCATTTTGCTTTTTTTACCAGCGGCAACGACAACTTCTGGGGTATCCCAGCGGTCCCTACCGTTTGATGTTTGTGTCATTTGTATCATAGATAATTCATCTTTTAATTCTTCAATATCCATAACACATTCTTCTAAAGTGTCATACATCCTGCCTTTCATTCCATCTTCTATATTTGATATACCGACTGTAACGGAATCAAATCTAGGAAATAATATAACTTGATCTTCTAGGTCTTTTCTTAAACCGTGATTGGCTTCTGCTAACCATTCGTATTTTGCAAACTGACACATCTCTAATATGTGCAAACCTCTTTGATCGTCTGTATCTTTGGGTTTATCTTCGTCAATAATAGGCCATATCTCTATTTCTCCGTCCTTTAGTTTGTCTTTATCGTGCAAAGACTCCATAACTGCAATACCCCCACCCTGAGCATCCATAGCAATGTGGACGCACGGAAATAAATTCATAAGATCTCGTATTTTCCTAGCGCAATATGAATAAAAATCTGTTTCTGTAGAGTAGCCTCTTTTTACCTTTTCTTTGTGTTCAGACCTATTTGTGGTCCAGCAATGCACTATACGTCTATGATCTTCGTTTAATTCTAATACAATTATGCTAAAATTATCTACTTCAGAGGCAGGGTCAACGCCGAATACATACTTTTTGTTTGGATCTCCTATTAGCTTTGCTTCAAAAATAATTTCATTACCTTTTGAATCTTTTGTGGGTTCTTTTTCGTTCACTACGCAGGATTCTATTAGAGATCTCTTGAAAAAACCTTCTGAATCTCGGGTAAATACTGCGCCAAATTCCATTTGATAAATACCAGCGTGAACTGTTGCTTTAGATCTAGCAACCTGTGACGCATCCATAAAACCCTCTGGTAATAATTCATAAGGTATTCTCATTATGGAATATTCTTTCCAGTCAAAATTATCTGGAACATCTTCACCTCCAAAAACCTCTCTTAGTTTTGTTGGATTACCTTTACTTTTAATAATAGATTTCCATCTTTTCCAGTATGTGGCAAAATGATTAAAATCATAATAAGCTGTACCAGAAAGTATAATTTGATTGTCTTTATCTTCTAGTTTGTTTTCGTCTTTATCTACTAAGTCTACACCTAACTCTTTCGCTTTTTTTTCTGCGGCCAATCTTTTGACATTCTCAATAGGGTCCGAGCTAACAGCAGCAAAACCAGCGACAACCGTTTCAAAAATATCTCGCGGTATACTAGCAAATTCGTCACTAATAATATCATTAGCACGCTGACCACGAATTTTTTGTCCGTCACCCAAAGGTAAACAGGTAACACGGGAATCATTAATACGCATAACACAACGGTCAACGTCACGGCGCGGTCCACTGTTCCCATCGCATATATCCCTTAATATTGGTGAATTATTCCAGATTGTTTCCATGTACTCAAAAAGAACTTTAGACTGCCTAAAGGCAGCACCTACTACTACAACTTTTCTACCCGGAAGTATGAGCGCTCTTAACATACAATAAAGAGATAAGATAAAAGATTTACCAAAACCTCGACTAGCTATTAACATTGGAAATTTGCGATTCCAAAGTTCATACAAAATAAGCGCCTGAGAAGGTAGTAGCTGTATGTTAAATATTTGTTTTACTAAAAAAGAAAAGTATTCTGGCCTAGTCATAAGCCAAGTAAGCTTTAAGTGAAATTCTTCATCTGAAGAATTTAGAATTGATGTGGGATTAAATAACTCCTTTTCGTCTACATCTATTTTTAACCAAGCTTCATCTATTTTTTTAAGTTTATTCATTAATATATACCATCAACAAATCCATAGTATATAGCCTCTTCTGCGCTCATATACCAGTCTCCGCTGTAAAGTTTCCTTTTTATATATGATTTAGTTTTTGATAAGTTATATTCTCTTTCTTTAAAGAACTTGCCAGTCTTGTGGCATTTTTCTGCGTATATACTTAGCATAGTTTCTGCATTCCGCTTATCAACTAAAGCGTAATTTTGTGAGCTTAAATAATCACCAGTTAAATCGCTTGACCCAAAATGACACATAAAGATAGAACTAGGAGTAATCATTCTTTTTGTAGCAGACTGTATAATCAGAGTACCCATTGAACAAAGTTGACCATATCCTATAAAAGTTGTTTTACATTTGCAATTTTTAATACAATCGTATATTCCCATACCCGAATACCAACAACCACCTGCCGTCTGCATATGTATAGTTATAGGTTCTTTGCTTTGTTTTTTAAGTATATTTAAGTTTTTGATAAAGGTTTGTAGCATTCTATGATCCACACCCGCAGATTCTCCAGAATCGTCATATTCATTTATGTATATGTCTCTATTTCTTACATCTATATTGTAAGAGTGGATTTCGCCCACGGTGTCTCTGTTGTTGGTCATGATTTTCGCCCTATAGTATATTTTTCATTAATCCTTTTTAATAAACTGCTGATTAAATCAAATGCACCTCTTTCACTACCAGCGAAAACAACATGAACGTCATTGAAAACAGCAAACTCCATTAAACATCTTAATATATATTTGCCAGTTACCTTTACTTTATCCTTTAACTCTTTTGGTATGTTTGCTCCTTGTGGAAAATTCATGACATCTTGCATAGAAAATTCGCAAACTATAAATTTATGTTCGTAGTCTCTCATTCTTTCTATTTCATTGTAGAAAGCATATTTACCTTTACCTAAATTAAGTGCTATTTCAGATACACTCGCTTTTCTTTCTATACAAACCTTGTCTTCCATTCCTAGTATAGAATAATCACCAGTGTCAAGCTTCCTTTGAACTGTCCCTTGGCATGTATTAAACTTTTTAAAAAAATAACCTTGTTGTTCTCTTGTGTCTCTTACTACGGTGTAACCCGGAGCGGTTTTATATTTACCCATTGTTTCTTCTCACTATGCTTTGAAATAGTCCTTGATAATGTTGTTCGCAACCTGTAACTTTTTTATGGCAATACTTACATAATGTTATGCCATTATCAATATCGTATCTCAACATAGAGGCACTTGCCCACTTTTTAATATGGTGAGCATTTAAATAATTGGTACGTTTACATCCCGGCATTTGACATTTAAAATTATCTCTTTTGTATACTTTTACTCTCCAGTCTTTGTAAACGGGATCATCGTAGTTTCTTTTCATGGTTCTTCAATCTTTACTATTCTTATGTCATGAAAAATATCTTTTATAAAATTTAAAGTTTCTATAGAATGATCTGATCGTAGTATTTTACCCGCAAGCTTGTGCATTGCTTTATAGCAAGCGTCATCTGGATTTTCTGCTTCAACAAATATTATTGGTGTAGAACTATTGTAATCTTCTAGTTTATATTTTTTTAACCTTGGCATCACCAATGTCAATATCATGTGTACTTTGTAAATCTTCATTCTAGATCATGTTTTACCATCATTTTAACAAGTTCTTCAAAACTATGCTTAGGTGTCCATCCTAACTTTGTGTTCGCTTTACTACAATCACCTCTTAGATAATCTACTTCTGCTGGCCTGTAAAACTCTGGGTCTTGAACTACATAATCAGACCAATCGTCAACTCCAATTTCTGTAAATGCAACATTTAAAAATTCTCTAATTGTGTGTGTTTCTCCTGTGCAAATTACATAATCGTCAGGGCAATCTTGTTGTAACATCATCCACATCGCTTCACAGTAGTCTCCAGCGTATCCCCAGTCTCGAAATGCCTCAAGATTTCCTAATCTTAGTTTTGGGAATTTATTTTCTCCTACAATAATATCATCTTCATTAAAACTTGGAGTCACTGCACCTACATTTTTTGCCCATTTTTTAAATTCTCCAATCCATTTTGTAATTTTTCTTGTTACAAACTTCTCTCCTCTGCGTGGACCTTCGTGATTAAAAAGAATTCCGGCGCTTGCATGTAGACCATATCCTTCTCTGTATAGTCTAGTCATATAATGAGCAGCGCATTTTGCAATGGCATATGGACTTTGTGGTAAAAACTTTGTTTCTTCGTTTTGATATTTTATATTAGGTAATCTGTCATCAAAATCTTCTACTGATGGTCTTTCGTCATAATTACTACCGAACATTTCGCTACTACTAGCTTGATAGAATCTAGTATATGTCATCTTTGAGTCTACTAAACCTTGTAAAATATTTAGACATCCTTTTCCTGTTATATCCCAAGTCAACCCCGGTTGCTTAAAGGATACTGCAACATGAGATTGCGCGGCGAGGTTATAGACTTCATCTACATGTCCGTGGTATGTTAAGGTATTTAAAACACTAGATTGATCCGTAATATCTCCTTCAAGCAACTTAAATCTATTGTTATTAAGTACATGAGAAATACGTGTCGTGTTGTCTGTGCTGGTTCTTCTGGAAACGCCGTAGACATTGTAATCTTTTTTTAGTAAAAGATCCGCCAAATGGCTGCCGTCCTGACCTGTAACACCGTATATTATAGCTGTCTTCATTTTAGTCCTTGATTGTGTCCGAGTTTAAAAAGGGTTGATCTACCTGTCCGTCTGTATACTTGTGATAGCCCGAAAGTCTTTCTTGCTCTTTCTTCATTGCTAAACGCATCTTTTCCATTTCTATTCCGTATTGACTTGTTACATCTGGATTGCCCATAAGGTAAGCTATCCATCCAACAAGACTCTGTTTGCTATCTTCTAGTCTTTTTACTCTTTGCTCCCTCGTTGCTTTCATTTCTTTTAGCATCGAGTTTTTCTTGGTTTGTAAT